GCGGCTCGGAGCTGGGGATCGTGTCTCTCACATGGTTGATGGTGCCGCATCGTGGGCATTTGATGCTCAAATCAAGAGCCATTCCCTTGGCCAGCATTCTGTTGCATTGTCCGCAGCGGATTTCCCTGTTTTTTCGTTCTCCCATCATGGTTTCATAGCCTTTGACTTGCGCCCCTGAACCCGTCCTGATACATGTTTACCGCTCGCGGTCTCTGTGAGCCGTAAACAGGCGGATACTCCGCACGGAGCTGCCTTCTCCGTGTGGGGCCGTGGTCTGGTGCCGTCACACCAGGCCGGTGGGGGCGTTGCCGCGCCCCCGCCACTGTATCACTATTCCAGCCCCAGAGTAGGGGCTGCCTCTACCGCCTTGCGGCGCTGTTTTGCGCTGGTGTGGCGATAAAATCTTACGATCATTTTTTCATTGGCATGGCCCATGATCTCTGCCACGCATTTCAGGTCGGCAGCATTGTCCAGCGCCCGGCTGGCGAATCCGTGTCGCAGGTCATAGGGCCGCATCCTGCGCGCTATCCCAGCTCTGCGCAGGGCGTTATGCCATGCCCGGCTGATACTGCGCAGGGGCTTTCCCCTATAATGGATGACCCACGGACATCCTGCTATGCCGTCTTGCTTCTCCCAGCGGCGCAGCAGGGATAGTATGTCCCGGCGCAGAGGGACCTCTCGTGCCTCTGAGCGCGCGCCTTTGGCCGCCTGGGGCATACGCAGGATGGCCTCCTTTGTATCAACATCCGTCCAGCGGAGCCGAAAAAGTTCGGATGGCCCTATGCGTGCGCCTGTAGCCATGCCCAGCGCGATCACCCGCCGTACATGTGGCGCGGCCGCAGCGTAGATCAACTTGAGTTCTCTGGCCGTTGGCGGATCCGGTGTCTGCGGCACTGTGGAAGGTATGCAAAGCCCGGCCAGGGGGTTCACTGCCAGCAGGCCCCACCGTGTAGCCCAATTGTAGGCTGTCCTGACTATGCTCATACGACGACAGGCGGTACTTTGGCTGACGCCGCGTTGTAGCTGGACTTGTAGGAAGGCGGCCATCTCCTCAACACCAAGGCAATGGGCACGGCGCTGGCCGTAAATGGCGATTAACGGTCGCACATGGTACACGCACGTCATACGCGTACCGGGATTGCCCAGGCTGTCCAGATAGCGCCCCAGCACGTCAGCCACAGAAAGGGGGGCCGGTTGTTTTTGGCGTTTACGGCGTCGCACGGTGCGGATGATTTCTTTCTCGCGGGCAAAAACGGCGAGCTGGGCCATCTCGAAGTCCTGGGCCTCCTGCTCTGTCGCAAAGGCCTTTTGCCGTGGTTTGCCGCCACGCACATTGCGGCCCAGCTCCAGACGAACCGGCGCCTTGTCCGTGCTTACACGCGTGATGACGAGCCTCCCTTCGCCGTCCGTGGTCAGGAAAACACCGCTGGCACGGGAGAGCTGTTCCAATATCTCAAAACAGGTATCGCCCGGATTAGGCTTGAAGCCGGGTACAGCCGTCGTCCCCGCCTTATCGACCACGTCAATGCCAAAGGGTGCGGCCAGGGAACGAGCGATACCCGCCAGCGTCGCTCCAGAGAGCTGCATGGAGGGTGGGCAGCAGTCCACCAGGTCGCAGGTCTTGTCTCGACCGCTCACCGTTACTTCATGGGAGGTGCCGTTGTACGACATGCGCACGTCGTCCACATAACCGGTGATGACGGGCCGTCCGTCGATAAGTACACGGCAAGAGGCTCCGGGCTGTATGGGGCGGGGGACGGTCTGGCCTGGCCAGAGTTCGGAGACGGACAGGTCAAATGTCCCGGCTACCTGGCCGATGCCGCGCCGTATGGAGACGGACGTCCATCCGCCGTAGATAGCCCCCCCGATTTCCAGGCGCAGATCGGGGCTTTTGCTGGCATCAGTCACGCAGTACCTCCAGATCGACGCCGCCGGGAACGCGTCCCGGATGACGCACATGATTGCGGCTCACGATGGCCGCAGCTCTGTCCGTGCTGCCATAGAGCCGCCAGGAGGCCAGCAGGGCAGGCATAGTCATTGTGAGGCGTACGGTGGTCAGGGAGGGCAGATTGGCTCCGCGTGTTGTCAGGTCCTCGTTCACGCTGGCGCGCAGATCGGACAGGGCGGTAAAGACCGTATCGTCGCACCCGCTTTCCTGGACGGTGTCGATGACCGCCATCACATGTCGCGAGCCGCCAGAGCATCGTCGGCCGTGGTAAACGTCATATCCGCTGTGGCTGCCGCCATATTGATGACGGCCCCGGCGGCAATACAGTCCACCAGAGGAGTCACGGCCCGGTCGGCGATGGTCGAAGCCACCGATGAGGCAAAGGAAGCTGTGCCCGATGTACCGCTATCCAGTACCGGGTTCCCGCCGGATCGTCTTTTTCCGAGCAGGCGCAGCAGGGCATCCATGCTGATCCCGTCAAAATCCATATCCATGAGACTGGTCACGTCATCCAGCCAACCCAATACCTGTCCGGCAAGAATGTCGGGCAATGCAAGGGCGGCATTGGCTATGGCCCGGGCACGCGATATGATCTGGAGCGGCGCGCCCAAGAACTCACCCGCCTCGGCCAGTAATCCCGGTACCGTGCTCACCAGTGGTTCCAGGTCTTCCAGCAGCGGCTTATAGGCCGCACTGAATGCCGCCTGGACCTTGTCCAGCGCGGATGCCGCGCTGGAGCGGGTAGCGGTCGCCGTATCACTGGTTACATGGGGTTCTTCCACAGCGCCGGCTTCCACGAAGGAAATGGAAAAAGTGCAATAGCCGCCTTCGCGGGTGCTTTCCTTGAGCGTATAACCATCCACGCAAACGGTCAGTTCACCAAGATAAGGGTGGATGAGCGTTCCCGGCCCCTGGGCTGTCAGTGCCTTGCGAAGTTCATCGCGTGAGGCGGCATAATCCGTCAGCCTGCTGCGTACAAGGAATGCCTCCACCTGCCAGCTCCCGGCCTTGCGGCCCAGATCTTCGGCATAGGGGGTATCCCGCAGAGGGTATTCGTGCTGAACCAGACGTCGGCCCCCTGATTCCGTGTGGCTTTCCACTTCAAAGGCAACGCTCCGGAAAGAAGCGGGGCGCAGATTGCTGAACGATATGCCGACCATCATTCCCCCATCATTTCCGCGCCGACCTGGCTGAGCCCGGCGGAGTAGACGTCTATGGAAGCTGGACCGCGACTGCGCGTGATGGAGGCATCGGCCGGGCCTTCCACCATGACCCTGACCGTCGTTTCCGAGGCCAGATCCTGGGCCAGAGTTTTGTTTTGTGCGGCCAGTTCCGCCCCCAGGGCCCTGGCCTGTTCATGTCCGGTAAGGGCATCGCCGACCATGCTGCCCAGGCCTTCACCAGCCTTGCCGCCGAACCAACCGCCCAGCAGCGCTCCCAGAGCGCCGCCGATGGCCGTACCGATGACGGGCACGACGCTGCCGATGGCCGCGCCCGCGGCGGCTCCGGCCCATGCGCCGCCGACGCTCCCCAGCGTGCCGCCCGTCGCTTCGCTTACTCCCCGGACTTTATCCTGCGTTGAAAGTTTGTCGTCGGTCACGGTATCGTAAACGGATATGGCTCCGTCCAGGATGGCCAGAGGCGCGGCCACCTTCGCGGCTGTGGCACCCGCCCTGGCCCCGGCGCGGGCCTTGCCTGTCATCGTATTGCCGGGGAGGCCGGGCGTTTTGACATTACCTGGAACACCGGTGGGCTTGCCGTTGACCATATCCGAAAGGGCATTGTTGGTAAGGGACATGCGATCATTGACCACGTAGACCGGCAACGGCAGAGGGAGGCGTCCAAAACCGCCCCCAAGCTTCCCGGCCGCGCCGGCCAGAGCGCCGCCACCGGCGCGCGCCATAAGGCCACCTGCCAATTTGAGCAGACCGGCGCCGCCCAGAGCCGCAGCGGTACCACCCACGAGCAGTTCCTTGCCGCCGATGCCCTGTTCATCAAGGATGAACTTGATGCCTTTCTCGATGGCGTCGTTGACGGGACGGGCGAAGCTGTCGGCAGCGTCGCCCAGAGCGGCCTTGAGCCGGGCCACCTGATCCACCGAGTTGGCGATGGCGTCGGGCAGGGCCTTTTCTATGAGCCCGCCGGAACGCTGAATCTCCCCGGCCATATCACGGGCGGCCGCCGGGATGCCTTGTTGCAGCATCATGGCGATACCGCGTTGCGTATCCAGGTCGGTCTTTCCGAAAGCGGCGAACAGGCCTTTGGAGCGCATTTCGTCCGTGGTGAATTTGCCGTATTTGGCGGACATCTCGGCCAGGATGTCGAAGGCATTGCGCCGGTTGCCCTTTTCGTCGAAGAATTTGACGCCCGTGACCTTTTCGGCCTGCTTGCGGTAGTTCTCGTTGTTCCATAGGCGAAGAGTTGAATCCACAAGCGTGGCCAGGCGTTCAGGCTGTTTTTCCACCAGGGACATCTGTTCGATCAGGGCCAGTGTGTCCGTCATGGACAAGCCCGCATTCCTGGCATTGCCGCCCACGCGTGCGAAGATGTCGGCCAGGTGTTCCAGCTCGGCATTGCCCAGATCGCCCGCCTTGGTCATTTGATCCAGAAGCAGCTTGGCCATTTTCACATCGGACAGGTCGAACTTGAAATTCTGGGCGGCCACGGTCATGGCGGATGACAGAGTTTCAGCGCTGGCGCCGGTAACGGCCATAGCCGGAGCCAACGCTCTGGTCGTCGCCAGAGCTTCATCGTAACTTTGGCCGGACTGGACGAGAGAGGAAAAGCCTTGCAGCAGTTCATCCACGCTCTGTCCTGTCTGCTCCGAAAGCGCATACAGTTCCCGGCGCAGGGATTCTCCGGCGGCGCGGGATACGCCCGCCGTGCGCGTTATCCTGGCAAGCTGCTTGTCCAGGGAGGCCGAGTGCATGACCGCCTGGGTGGCCTTCCATGTGGCACCCATACCGGCAATGGCTGCCGTGTAGCGGTTGCTTACGGCATCGATGCCGCGTCCCAGGCTGACGGCACTGGAGCGCAGGGCGGCGAAGGATCGCCGCCCCGTCTCCGAAAGCCCGGTCAGGGCCTGGGCATACTGGCGGGAGCGGGATTGCAAGTTCCCGGCAAGGTCGATGATGAGCGAGGTCTTCATGATTTACGGGCACGGGCAAGGGTATGCAAAAGGCGGTTGAATCTGGGCAGGGGCAGCGATTCAGTTTCCGCCAGGGAAAGGCCCGTCAAACGGGCCAGCCCCAGCAGAGCAAGGTCAAGGTTTGCCATCCCCGCCAGCGTCTCGCCCCCGTGCGGTGACGGCCTCGGTATGAGGGAGCGAAGCGTACACGTCCAGAGCGTCCACGGCGGCCTGCAATCGATCCAGGTCCCGCACGGACAGGCGACCCAGCTCGTCAAGCGAAAGCGGTCCCTGATAGGGGGCATCTCCGCCTTCCAGACTTTTGATCTGGCGGCGCAGCAGCTCCGCGCCCATGCGCGCGGGAGAGCCCACGAGCAGGACTTTTTCGCCCGACCGTACCACGCGTTCGGCATCCGCCTGGGCATCCAGGACATCCCGGGCCGTCAGATCCCTGAGCAGTACCCCGGTATAGGTCTCCGTGCCAAGGCTAAGCCCGTCCAGCAGTGACAGGCGGTAACGGTCGGTGTTGGTGATGGCCGCGCCTTTTTCCGGAACGGTGATAACGGCATTTTTGTCGATCATGTCACATCCTCTCGCACGACAGGGCCGACCAGTTGAGGGAGGCCGTGCCGTTGGTGGTCTGGAGACTGGCGGGTTCGGTCATGAAGGCACCGCGCAGTACATATTTGTCACCGGTGTCCGATTCAAAGATGATGGTGGCATCCGTGGTGGCCGAAAGGGCCACCAGGTCCGTATTTTTGTCATGGGCCACGGAACATTCCAGCGTCGGGGCCACGGTCTCTTCCTTGTAGCCATAGACTTTGCCGCCGCCCACGACAGCCTCACGGTTGACGCCGCCCAC